TAGCACGCAAGAGCCCTGCCGACCGCCGATTCGCATAAGAGATACGTTATCAGAGCCCTGACGAATAACTTCGTAAAGCTTCTGAATAACTTCTGAAGTAGAACCAAACTCAGTCTCAGCTGCGCCAACGTTGGTGACCAGATATAACTCATAGGAAAGTCCACTTGGAGCAGACCCAAGAATTAGAATTCTAGGCTGAGATGAGGTCGTGGTAGTGCGTAGGTTTCCATCTGGGAACACTGCAGTTACCGAAGGGATGTTTTCATAACCCATAGTTGGCCTCCGAAGATTTATTCTTCATAGGTAGAAGTATTAATTAAATAATTCTGTAGGCCGTACTGAATCTCGACATGGCGGATAGCAGGAGCGGCACGTACAGCAAATTCGCGAAATCTTAAAAAGAAATTTAATGGCCTATAAAATAGGCGAGTTCCACCACTGGTTGTATAAGTATCAGGGCCTCTGTCAAGCCACCAGAAGCGTTCTGCTCCTTTTATGGCATAGGCCCAGGAGTGATTAGTCAAGAGTTCTTCAAGCCATAAGGCCCGTGCATTAGCAAGCTTATTGCTTTTTGCCCAACAAGAGAATTCAATCCTATGATCTACTGGTCGAGACTCTATGATAATCACTTTGTTAGGATCTTTTGCCTGGACCAAATCATAGTAAAAACTAAATCCTCTTTGTGGACGGCTTGTACCATCGGAAGACATCTTGGCTGGCTCGCGCTTTAGAACACGATAGCAGATTTTTTCATCTTCCGTATCTCCAAACTGATCTGGAGGATATTCTTCCGTCAGCTGAATAAATCTATCAGAAGCAATTCCCTGACGGGTTTGAGCATCTTGAATCAATTGTGCAGTGGTTTCAAAGAAAATTGGAAGAGTTAAGGGAATAACATTTGGAAGAAAACAATTTGGATCAAAGACAAATGGAGAATCTACAGTAGTAGTTAATTCTGAGCGCAATAAGATCTCGCTGCCCTCTACAACTACTAACGAGACGGTTAGTTCCTCATCAACTAAGTCTTGAGGAACGATCTCTTGGAGATGTGACTCTTCGCTTACCAAAAATTACTCCGGTCTTAAAGCATTTTCTTCTCGACAATAGATAGAAATGAATTCAATCCTACCTCGATCCGAACGATGCTTAACAATAGTTTGAGGTTTATAAATAACTTCTCTTTTGTATGGTACTACCGGGATTCCTTCCGTATCAAGTTCCAACTCTATAATTTTATCTTCATATGTAATATCAGTATCATATCTTAAATAAAATATCTTATAGTCAATACGAATAGGTCCAGGGAACATGGTAATAAGTCTGTTGGCCATTCCACCATCAGCTCCAACGAATCCAGAGAATCCTATAAGCCAGTCCTCATCAAAATATTTTCCTTCTCCCAGGCAAAACTGGCAGGTGGTTTCAGTATCCGATTCTCTGGTAATTGGATCTACACAGGCACAACTGATAGTGTTACCACCAGAATCTCTTCTCATCTTTCTAAGAAGGAGTCTGTGCCCGTGGGGAATAGAATTCGGCCCGCCAAAAACTATTTCATCAAACTCACGACGTAGATCTATTTCTCTCGAACCAGCAACAGTATAGGTTTGAGTATAAGACAGACCAGATGGATATAGTGAACGAGTAATCGCCATTATCTGTTCCTGAATAGATTAAGATAGCGCCTATTTAGTACGCCCCAACGGCTCTTGGTATTAGTCATTGGCATTTGATAATTATAATCTTCGGGTTTAGCCCATAGCCTACCAATCTTTCTGCGATCAGGATCATAAGTCCCCTTCACTCCAAAGTCTGGAGCGAGGCTCTGACCAGGAACGATTTGCCCGCCAGCATTCATCACCCTTGCCCATTGCTCCCTTTCCCACTTGAGGTCAGCGATTACATCTTCGAAATTGCTATCATTCTTAATAAATAGATCACCTAAAGATTTGGTCTTACCCCCAAGATTCGCGGGAAGAACAAGACTTCTCAAGGCTGCATCAAAAATAACAAACTTAGTTCTTGCTGTTTGAAAACGGGGACTGGAATATTGAGTATTCCCAACATAAGCATCAGCACTAATAGAAGACCAGTGAATCATTAGAGCAAGAGTATCTCCTGGAATACCATCTATCCAAGAACCGCATTCCAATCTTACTAAATCAGTAGAGGCGTAGTAAGGATTATAACGGGTAGAGAATGAGAGCTGGACTTCATCTTCAAGAGTATTACCTGAATCTCCAGCTATTGAAGAATCCAAAACTATAACAATTAAAGTATTCTCCCCAATCGTCTGAATTTCGATTTCAGGAGTCTCAACCACTTCTATTGCAAAATAATCTGCCGCCTCTACTCCATTGATTTCACAAACCCAAACATCGTGCCAAGTCCCTGTGTCAGTTCCTTCTGGAATGGCCCACAGATACTCAAAGAATCCAGTAGAAATTCTTGTGAGAGAAGAGCTCGTCACGGTAATGGCTGCCCCAGAATAGTCATCAGCATCTATTGCTGCTTGAATCGTAGCAGCGGTGGCAGTCTCGTCATAAATATAGAGGGTGAGAGTATAAGTGATAGGAGGGCCTACTACGGAATCTGGATCTACCGGGTTGCCAGCAGGATCTCTAAAAATAGCCCTCAGACTTACAGTCTCACCGGAGGGGGCTTGTTCTCGCATATAGGCCATGTTAAACCTCTATAGTCAGAATATTATCTGTGACTGTAAGTTTCTTGAAAAGCTCCGTATAGGGTCCATAGCTAGTAGAGCTAGGTCCATCTCTAAAATCACCAGATACGGGATAAGCATAAACACTAACCGTTGAGTCTGTCACTGTGTCAGCACCCAAGTCTTCAGAGAATTCAATTGTGATGGTTGCATTGGAGAAGGTTTGATGCCAAGAGCCATTTCCTGGAGTCATACTTACCACTTCCAAATAGGTGGGAGCAATAGATGTAACCGTGCCAATTACAGAAGTCGAAGCAGTTGTGGGAACTTCTTCAATTGAACCAGTGCCAGTAGTAAAAGACCAACTATAAGATGTGGCCAAGTAGTCAGGAGGATAAACTGCGAATGTATAAGTGTCTCCTAAAAGAAAACCTGAGCCGCTAAATCTAATTTGCAAACCATCTTCTAAATTTCTATACCGTCTTGATGTAATTTTTCCAGTGCGGGCATCTGCTTCTAATTCAGAGTCATACCACCATTTATACTTAGCAGCGCCAATGTCTCCAGCTAAAGTAACTTTTACATTAACAGTATCTGCTGTTCCAGTATATCCTCCATATATCTGAATGAAACCAGTAGCGCTGATAACTGCTGAATAATCAACATCAAAAATTGTTCGAGCCGACAGAGCACTATCTGTTCCAGCTTCTGAATCTCCAATCATATAGACAGTATATTCAGTAAGAGGAGCCAAGGCATTATCGGGTGTGACGATTACCTTCTGATAATAGCCAGAGGCTAATTCGGCGGCCCTATCTGCAAAAGTTGGTTGCGGGTCTACAAGGGTTCCATCTGTCTTAACATAAACAGTTGTTAGTGTAAAAGGAACTCTACCTTGATAGCCAGGAGAGGTTAAGAAGAAAGGATTTGCGCCGCTCTCTCCATCAATCCATAAGGCACTATCAGGACCGCTTGTCCTGTCAAAATCTGGACCATATAAGGCAATATTTCTTAATGCAAGGTTTGGATCTATCCCAACATCAAATGTAATTTCAATATCAGCTCGAATTGGAACAGAAGTCTGGCCATCATTAGGAAAGATGCTTTGCAGAATTGGCGCACTCATCTATTTCTTCCTCTTCTTCAACTTGCTCAATAGTGGTATTAGCTGTAAAAATTACGAACTCGCCTTCATCTTCAATCTCAATGTTGCTGGCATATAGGATTTTACCAGGAAGCTCACGCAAATCAAAAGCATTGTCTGAATTAAGAATCTCTTTTTCTGAACGAAACCAACCCATAATATCTCCTAAGGAAAGGGGCGGGGCAAAAGGCCCCGCCCCTGAGCATACCACAAAGAAGATACTATACGACGGCAGTACCAGCAGAAAGAGCAGAAACGGTAACTGGGGAAGCAGGAACGGTCCCATCGAACCAGTTCTTGTCCACGAATACGTTCTTGAACACGCCAATGCCTTGGCCTTCATGAGCTACAGCGAAACCATAACGTTCACGTAGCTTGACCTTGACGGACTCGACATCTTCATCACGCCATTGCACCTGGACAAGATCTTCGTCTACCAAGTGGAAACCAACATTACCAGCGGAGAGCAGGTAAACGTCAGTAAGTCTGGTAGCAGGATCATAAGGTACAAATGGAGAAGCCATTACAGAGAAGTTGAAGGGGAACAGACCTGGCACATTAGGTACAGAGGTCATATTCTGAGAACGACCAGTATTAGGAGTAGGAGTCTCACCAGAAGGGGTTCCACCAGGAACAATGCGATGTCCAAGAGAAGGGCCCATTGCGCCCATAGCACCGTTAGACCAAGAACTCTGAGGACCAGGATTGCCCGACCAGGGATTGAACCACTCACCGCCACCGAAGTTGAGTAACATCAGGCGCATTGTCGCATCACGCATCCACATCAGATAAGCCATTGGGTGGACAAGCAGGATGTTTGGAGGGAAGCCTTCTTCGGTCATGTGACCGTAGCCTTGCATAAGATCGTCTACGTCCATAGTACCGTTACCAACACCAGCCATCGAGCGACCATGGCAAACACCATACAGAGAGTTAGCAGGAGTGGCGTTATCAAAGAGAGTAGTACCAAGGGAGGTCAGGAAGTTAACAGCCTTCTGTTCTTTGTGACGAGCCATTGCCGCGCCCATAAGACGAAGATTCATAGCCATAATATCCCAAGTGCTATAACGGAGGGCTTCATCAGTGAAGGAAGCCGCAATACCAGACTTGCCAACCCAAGCAGTCTGCACAGCGCCACCAATCTGGAACATCACTTCAGGATAGGTACCATGCTCTTGTACATCATCAGCATATACGGCACCAAGAGCACCAGCCAGAACCTGAGTAGTCAAACCTTTAGACATCACGCGATTAAATAGGCCAGTGATTACCAGAGCAGGTTCAATTGGCTCGCGCACAATCATTTCCATGGCCTGGGGTAGCAGGGCTTGGATCTCTGCAGTCATAACCGTGTCGCGAGAAGAAATAGTCTCAACAAAATCTTCCCACTCGACGCGCTCATCACTATCTGGGATCTGACCCTGATTACTCATCACGTCAGCAAGGAATCGTGCAGCCTGCTTTTCGCCGGTAGGAAGCTCCAGTTTACGACCACTTTTTAGAGTGAAAGACATTAGGAACTCCTTATGAAATCTTGATGTTAAGGATTGCGAGCTGATCGGCAACCGTCTCAGGAGACAGTGTAATCAGATCGGTGTAGCCAGCAGTCGCAGTACCAGGCATCTGATCAACAGCGGTCATGTTTGATGCGCTCCAGGCAGTCTCAACTCTTTCAAGTAGACCACGAGGCTGACTGATTAGACGATAAATACGGCCAACGATACCACCCATATTGGTTGTCCCAGGAGTAATATCAATGGCTACGAAGTTAGAGTTAGAATCTACAGTTAGGAACTGACCACGACGAGCTTCACCACAAAGATGGATCATCCGTGCAGCTGCAGCAGAACCGCCAGAGTAGTAGTAGTAGGTCATTGTAGTCACGCCAGCAGTTGCTACCTGGGCTCCAGCGCTGGCGGAGACAATCAGCATTCCAACTTCAGCATCCCAGAAGTAATCACCTGCAGTAGTTACTGAAGCGATACTGGTCTTTTCATTTACGCCAAAGATTTCAGACGTAGCAAAAGACAGGGGAGTACGTGAGGTATTCTTGCAACCAGGAATATTCCGAATTGAATAACCAGCAAGGTTATCAGTTGCAGCAATAACACCACTATAGCGAGTCAGACCGGCAAGTTGAGCAGGAGTTACATAAAGCTCTGCACCAGCCACATCTGCATCAGGCATTTGGGTACCATCAGCAACGCTCGACCAAGCAGCAGCAGCTTCAAGGTCGCCTGTGGTGGCAGCAGTAGTGTTAGCCAGGTGAGGAACGACCATCTGCCATTCAGTAACGAACTGAATTAGATGTTGTTTGCAATAATTAGCATAGTTGTAGTTGGGAAAGTCGCCGGCCCAAACATACACATCACCTTTGACTATACCGACTGGAAGACTAATAAAAGCTTCTATTACAGCGGTTACGTCGCTCTGATCGCTTATCCCTGAATAGAAATCGTGACCAAGAGCTAAGTCCGCCTCATTGACGAGTCCACGAGCAAGCAGAGCAGTTGCTACGGCTTGAGCAGTACGAGTACCAGTAGCAGTTAAGGTTACACCAGTTACAATGTCAATTACACCAGCAGTTACATCTGCAGTAGTATAGGTGACAAAGGTAGAGCCAATAGTGGTACGAAGGTAATAGCCAGCAGGAACAATCCGCTCGTCCTCACCACAAAGAGCAATAACTTTACCAGTAGAAATTACAAAAGAGTCTTGAGTAACAGTATCAGTCCATTCAATGGGCAGCCACGCAGCGGGCTTCCAAGTCCCAGCAGGATTGTCGGCATTCTTCTGCAGGAATGGGCTAGGAGTAATGTTACTAATGACATTAGTACGACGCTTTAAGGTCGCAGTATATCGACTAACAGCCATTTTTGTCTCCTAAGAGAGTTGAAATTTGGAAGGATGGAATCCGCGTGGCAGATACTTCTTACATCTTGCGAAATAAGTCTCTGCAATGTGTTCTCCATCTTTAGAAAGAATTGCGCTGTATTCGGCTAAGAATTTTTTCTCATAATCGCCAAGACCATCTGTTTTCTTAAGCTGTGTTTCTACAGTTTGAGTTTTGGTTGGATTGATGGCAATTGAGTTTGGATCTTCGACCTTACCAGCATTATCAAGAATTGTGTGATCTTCTACAGAATCAATAGTACCAAACCACCCCCATAGATCTTCAAGTTTGTTTTCAGAATCTTCAGGAATTTCTTTATTTTTCAGATTAGCAATACAAACAAGAACATCTTCAAGTCGCTTGGAAAGATCTTCTATTTGCGTAAGTGCAACTTTGTAGTCTTTAAGAAGCTCTGTTTCTTTCGAATCTTTCTTATCTTTGCATGCAGGAAGATCCGGCCAATGTTTGCAAACGCACTCTTTGATGCCACCCGGGTTAGGGGCGTGTCGAGCATACGCCAATGCCGCAACAGCACGCTTTTTGGTATTAACCGGATAAGTATCTTTAGGAGCTCCACCGCTAGACCCACAGTAGGGACCTTTGGTTTTGTACTCACCAGAGTTGCTTCCGCCTGCTTCAGAGGTGGCATCTTGCCCTTCTTCGACCCCCAGAGTCTCATCTTCAATTTCAGTAAGGGAGTTGGCATAATCTTCCATCTCCTGTGAAATCTTATCCCAATCTACTTCTGTATCTTGGGTTTCAGATTCAGAATGAAGTCGTTCTTTAATAAGAGCAAACAAAGTATCAAGAAGTACGGGATCTACTTCGGGTTTCTGAGATAAGTCTTCTTGAGTTCCAACTTCTAACTTTTCTTCAGAGTCGGAGGTTGCAAC